CGGAAAAGAAGGAGATAAGTAAGATGGATGAGAAGCTAACAACTTTAGTTAAACAAGCACTGAAGAAAGCAGGGCTTGATGAGGGATTGGCAAAAGACATCAAGATAACTAATGAATCAGAAATTGATGCAGAAATTGAAAAGTTGAAAGGGGAAAAGGAACTTACACCAGAAGAGCTGGTCAAGGCAATTAAGGAAGCTGGATTGGAAGGGAGCTTTAATAAATTTTTGCAATCTGAGACGGATCGGAGGGTATCGCAAGCTATTACTACTCATGATCTAAAATCAGCAAAAGAAAAAGAAGAAGCAACGACAAAAGAAAAAGCCGAAGAAAAGAAAAAGAAAGAACAGGAGAATATGAGCGATACGGAAAAGACAATATCCAATCTTACCGAACAGATTGGGAACCTAACTAATATAGTGAAAGGTTTAGGTGAATCAACTGTTAAGACAAAGCGGGAGACTTTAATTAAAGATGCCCTAAAAAAAGCAGATTTGAGCGAAGGATTCTTAAAATATATTACAGTTGATAAAGACGAAGACATTGAAGAAAGTGTCAAAAGTTTAAAGGACGAAGTTCTCGGACTTAAACAAGCCGAAATTGACAAGAAACTCAAAGAGGGAGAAGTCCCTTCGAAAGGTGAACCAGCGGGGTCCATTGGAGAAGAAATGGCGAAAAAATTTGCTGAAGAAAAGAATGTAGGGGCCGAAGGGCAAGCTTTCCGGGGACTATCGGAAGAAGAAATCAAGAAAGGCGAAGAAATTAAAGAAAAATAATAAATCAAATGAGGTGAAAATATAATGAGTTTACAGATAAAAAAAGAATCAGGATCTGTTTATGATCCTGTATTCCTAAAAATATTAGAAGATATTCCCGGCGGGGTGACTATAAAAACTAATAGATTCCCAACTACGACCAAAGAAATCAAAAAGGGAACATTGCTAAATGCCGACGCTTCCAGTGCAGGGTTATATAACGTAATTAAAACTGTAAAGATTGTTAACAAAGTAGTTTCGGCAGGTACTGTTATGGTAATCGAACCTACTGATCATTTATTTAAAGCAGGTGAATTCCTATTTATTTATGGGGTAACTGCCTCAACAATTACCAGAGTATCAACTACTGGAATCGCTGTTGCAGGAGCACTGGTAGGAGCAACTGGTGGTATAGTATCAGGATCAATTTTATACGAAACTGCCACAATAACCACTGCAACCGCGCTGTATGACGCAGACGCTATTTTGCGGGATACAATAGAGGTAAGAAGAGGTGGAGTAACAACTCTACTGGATAATTTATTTGCAGGTGCTGTCGTCAGGGGAACTGTGGATGAATCAGAATTACCATATTTCGTTACAACTCAACATAAAACTGATTTAACTGCCAGGATAAGATTTGCATAAAAATTAAAATTAAAAATATTATGTAAGGAGAAATAACATGGAATATTCACTATTAAAAGAAATAGACAAAAAGAGTTTGCAGGCCTATCTCATTGCACGAGTATATGAAAAACTATTCTGGCCTACATTCTTTCCCTTGAAGTCAACTCCATTTCTCACATATGAGACATTGGTGGGTTCAAAAGGGAATAGGGTGGCTGCCGATGTGGTTGCTTATGATGTGAGTGCACCTTTAAAGACCAGAAGAACTGTAAGTAAATTATCGGGAGAAATCCCTGCAATTAGAATGAAAAAGAAAATGACAGAAATAGATTTGAATACCTACAATATACTGAAAGCCCAGGCAAGACCGGAACAGAAGGCCTTACTGGACCTTGTATTTGGAGATGTAGATGACTGCGTGGACGGTGTAAATGCCCGGTTGGAATGGATAATATTCCAGGCATTATCAAAAGGGCAGATAACTCTTTCTACAGTCACAAACGCTGCAGGAGTAATAACCGAAGAGGCTATTGATTTTGGGCTTCTTGCGGCCAATAAAGAAGTCGTAGTAGGAGCTAATACTACTAAATGGACAATTCTACTAGCTGCAACTTCCAAGCCCATAACCGACATAGAATTTGTCATGGAACAAGCCTCCGATGCTGGAGTAGCACCAAAATATATGCTAATGAATCGTTCTAAATGGCTGGCATTTAGAATTTCGGATCAGATCAAGGATTTTGTAATTCCCTATGCTATTTATGGCGGGACAAGAAAACAGAGGGCTCCCACAATTGAAGTGGCAAATGAGGCTTTAAAATCCGAAGGATATCCACAAATAATAATAATCGACACCAGAATAAGCTATGAGGATGCAGAACATACGATTACATCAGTTGACCCCTGGCTTGATTCTGATAAAGCTGATAGATATGTAACCTTCCTGGAAGATTTAAAGTGTGGAGATATGCTTTACGGACCAATAGCCGAAGAGACCAATCCACCTAAACAGGTAGTTCAGGCCAAAAAAGGACCTATCCTGATTTCCAAATGGTCTGACGTTGATCCTATAGCCGAATATACCAAAGGCGAACTCAATGCATTCCCATCCTGGCCTACAATAGATAGAGTGTTTTCTCTTGATACTGAAATGTCAACTACCGGGAGCTGGGGAACATAATCTAAATGAACAATAAAGAGGCTTTGCAGTCACAAACTGAATATAGTAATGATAATTTATTGGAGAAACTTCTTTTAGATAGAGGTCTTGACGCCGGAGGGACTTATGCGGCAGCTAATGCTAAAGATATAGATTTAGCTGCTGCATCCCTCTATTTCACTTTGGCCGCACATCCCGATTTAAGAGAAGGCTCTTTTGCAGTTAAATATAATGGAGCTCAACTAATTGCATTAGCAAAAACAATTCTACGGAAATATGATTTAGAAACTATGCCAACGGTCAATGGGGAGGCAATCTGGTGATAAAAAGATATCCTCATACAGCAACTTTAAGTTATTTTACTCCCGGAACATATACACTTGGAATATATGAAGAGGGAACTTTGGTAACAATAGGGATTGTCTGTAATGCTCAACCGAATTCAACTAAATATATTATAGGGGAATCCGGGGATATGATCGGATATAACTGGGCTATCTTTTCTCCGATTTTTGCCGGTGCGGGAAGCGTCCCTGATAATGCAAAACTAACCTTTTTTAACAAGGAACATATAATTTTACAATTGTTTGAATATCAAAAACATATAGAGATGAAGTGTTAATATGCCTTTGATTCCTGGATTCTCACAAGGGAATATAGACAGACGAATAGATAGATTTACGGTCAGCATAGAACAAAGGATCATCTGGACCTTGGCTATGATAGGCGAAAAATTCGTCAATGACGCCAGGAGTACCCAAACATATCACGATCAAACGGGGAATTTAAGAAGTTCAATCGGATATATCATTGCCCGGGATGGAAATATTATTCAGGAAAATATAGAGGGAAAAGCCGAAGGTAGAGCCCAGGCAAAAAAAAATAGCAAATGAGGTATTAAGGGAAAATAGCAAAGGATTTGTCTTGATTGGAGTTGCAGGGATGGAATATGCTGCAGCGGTTGAAAGTAAAGGATATGATGTAATTACCGGAAGCGTGCCGGCAGCGAAGGCTCTCTTAAAATCAAAGATAAAGGAATATAGTCTATGAAAACAACATTTGATATAAACGATATATTATATCCTATTATTAATGTAGTTCCGGTTCAGGCCACAATAGATGGTAAGGTTTATAGGAATAAAAAACCTTTAAATTCTGAATTGCAGGATATTGTGATAATTCCTTTATCTAATTATAACGGAGACGAAATAATAAACGATGCCACCTTTATGATAAATTGCTATTGTAAAAATTTTAATAATGGGACCCCTGACATAACAAAATTAAGAGCAATTGCCGGTGCAGTGATAACCAAAATAGAGGCATATAATAGCACTTCAAATTACTATATTTTTGATATAACTAATCAGATACTATTACAAGACTTTGACCAAAAATCAATGAGTTATGTAAATTTGAGAATAAATTGTTTTATAGAAAAATAAAAACGAGGTGAAAATAAAATGAGTAATATAAGATTAATTGGATTAGAAACAGTAAAAATAGGGCCGTCTCTTACAACCCTTGTTACTATACAATATATAGTACCTGACAGCGCACATCTAGTGCTTAATGCGGCTTCGGTAGCAGATCTGTTTTGTGAGGATTTCGAATATCCCGATGTACAAATAATCACTGGAGGCAAGAAAACAATAGAATTCGCTACAAGGGATATGTCAACTACCATGATGGTACAGGCTTTTGGGGGAAGCGTGAGTGGTACATCTATTTGGAAATCGCCTCATACGGCAATAGCAATTGCAGAGAGGGCTTTCGAACTTACTTCTAAACTAATAAGCGCGAAGCAATTAAAGTTTGAAATAGCCAGGGCTTCTCTTTACGCCGGTGGGGAATTGAGATTTGCCAAAACCGAATCGGGACAGATCACATTTACCGCTGATGTGCTGTTGCCTCCTACCACTGCAAATGCACCAATTAAAATGACGATCCTTCCATTGACATAAAAGATTATTTATTACCCGCCCTATATAGAAACATTATTAGAGCGGGTAATAAATTAAGAAGGAGAGATATGGCTAAAAAGAATAAAAAAAAAGAAATCAAGGACAATCTCGGGGCCCCGAGTGATAATAAAAATAATCAGATCCGCCAAAATGCCGTAGATTCAATTCTCGAAAAGGGAGTTGATTTTACCATTACCATACAAAATAAAAATATATTTAACAAACTTCATTTAATTTCCCCTGAAAGAAAATTCGTTATTTATCCTATTAAAATGGGAACATTGTTAAAAATCAGCGAAATTCTATTGGATTTAAATACTGATGAATTAGTAGAGGCTATGAAAAACGAGGATAAGGAAATCAATCTTTTAGATCTGGGAGCAAAGAATATAATTGAGAATAAAGACAAATTGATTAAAATGATTGCATATGGAATTATTAATAGCG